AATACTTCACAAGAACAGTTCAATCGTGAGTTTGAGTGTGAGTTCTTGGGTTCTGTTAACACACTTATTCATCCTACAAAAATTAAATCCTTTCATTACGATGACCCAATCCAAAAAAATGCTGGTATTGATGTGTATAAAAATCCAGAAGAAGGACACACATACGCACTTGTAGCAGACGTTGCAAGGGGCACAAACAACGACTACTCTGCATTCTTAGTGTTTGACGTAACACAATTACCATATAAGATTGTTGCAAAGTATCGTAATAATGAAATTAAACCTTTATTATTTCCTACAATTATTAATCAAGTTGCAAGGGGATACAATAAAGCATATGTAATGATTGAAGTAAATGATATTGGTGAACAGGTTGCAACTGCAATGCAGTATGACTTAGAATATGATAATCTAGTTATGGCATCTATGCGAGGTCGTGCTGGTCAAATTCTTGGAGCAGGATTTTCTGGTGGTAGGGCTCAACTTGGTGTAAGAACAACTAAAGCAGTAAAGACATTAGGATGTTCAAACCTTAAACAAATGGTTGAGACAGATAAACTTGTCATTAATGACTACGAATTGATTGATGAACTATCTACATTTGTGCAACATGGACAATCATATCAGGCAGAAGAAGGACACACAGATGACCTTGCAATGTGTTGTGTACTGTTTGCATGGATGACAAACCAACAATATTTTAAAGAACTTACTGATATTGACCTTAGAGAAAAGATGTTTTTAGAACATCAAAACCAACTAGAACAGGATATGGCGCCTTTTGGTTTCTTTAATGATGGGTTAGAAGATGAGAATATTGGACAGATGGTAGATGAATATGGTACAAGATGGTCACCTGTTGTAAGAAACTATGATACAAATTGGTAAAAGACTATATAATCTCAATAATATCATTTTCTAGTTTTAGGTAACAATTAGCACATACAATTTTAGATTGGTCGATTAATTTAACAACTTCCAGTCTAGATGAATTATTTAAACCTTTACGTTTAGACAAAGAACGTATTTTAGAATTATGTGGATAGAACTGTAGGCATGCTGTCTCTTGTTCTCCACAATTACAACAGGATTGATTTGCAAGGAACTCATTGACCCAGATTACTCTCTTTCGATAGTTTCTCTTTGTCACTTCTTTTATGGTTTCCTTGTATTGTTTGTAATGAGACATGAATCTATTTATATGCAAAGGTGCATATAAAAATGGGTTTTGAAAACTAAGAAATCATAAATATATGAGAAGTGAACAACTTTACATAAAGTAAATAGGAGAAACAAAAATGCCCTTTCAATTATCGCCTGGCGTTCTTGTTAAGGAAATAGACCTTACTAATGTTGTTCCTGCTGTCGCAACTTCAATTGGTGCATTAGCTGGTGCTTTCCAGAAAGGCCCGGTTGGAGAAATCACTGCGATTGGTTCGGAACAAGAATTGGTAAAAGTCTTCGGTAAACCAAACGGAAGCAACTTTGAGACATGGTTCACTGCTGCAAATTTCTTGCAGTATGGTAATGCTCTCAGAGTAGTTCGTGCAGAAAGTGGTATCACAAATGCTACCGCAAACGATGCTGGTTTACTTATCAAGAATACTGATGACTATTTAAATAACTACTCTGCTGGACAAGGTTCAGTTGGAGAGTGGGCTGCGAGAACTGCTGGTACACATGGTAATTCACTAGGTGTGTCAGTTTGTCATAACGCAACCGCATACGAACAAAACTTTGCTGGAAATGCTGGTACACTTGGTGTAACAACTGGTACTCCTGCTATTGGTGCAACTACTGTAGGCGTTGACACTGGTGGTGGTTCTGCTGGTGCCGGTGGTGCTGCATTTAATGTCGGTGACATTGTACATTTCCAAGAAGCATCTGGTCAAGAATATGAGGTTACTGCAATCTCAACAGACAATCTGACAATTAAACAATTAGACAATCCAAACGGTGGTGGTCTTAAAACTGCTCTTGCTGCTGCGACAAATGTTCGTAGACGTTGGAGATTTTATGACTTGTTTGATGCTGCTCCAGGCACATCAACATATGCAACTGGTAAAGGTCTTCTTCAAGATGAATTGCACGTTGTTGTATTTGACAGAACTGGTGACATCTCTGGTTTCAGAGCAGATACAAATGGTGAAAGAACACAATCTGTTCTTGAAACATTCCCATTCGTATCACAGGCTGCATCTGCTAAAACTGCACAGGGTGGAACAAACTTCTATCCAGATGTAATTTACAATCAGTCAGAATTAATCTACTGGTTAGACCACGACTCACAATTGAGTAATGCTGGTACTGACCCTGTTGCTGGTACTACATTTGCATCAACTGCTGGTAAAGCAGGTATATCCAATGAAACCCTTGGTGGTGGAACAGATGATTATGCAGTGACAGTTGGTGAATCTGCACTTGCATACGACTTGTTTGCAGACTCAGAAACAGTTGACGTAAACCTTGTTATGGGTGGTACATCCCCTGCTGGTGCAGACGGAACTACTCATGCAACCAATCTGATTGACCTTGCAGAAGGAAGAAAAGATTGTGTAGTATTCATCTCTCCTCGTAGAGCAGATGTGGTAAATATTGCAAGTTCAATCACACAAGCATCAAATGTGAAAACATTCTTTGATGGACTTTCAAGTTCTTCATATGCAGTATTCGATAGTGGATACAAGTATATGTACGACAAGTTCAACGATGTGTTCAGATTTGTACCACTAAATGGTGACATTGCTGGTCTTTGTGCAAACACAGATACAGTTGCAGACCCATTCTTCTCGCCTGGCGGTTTCAATAGAGGACAAATTCGTGGTGCGATTAAACTTGCGTTTAATCCAACTAAATCACAAAGAGATACTCTATATCCTGCTAGAATTAACCCTGTGGTTACATTCCCAGGCCAAGGAACGGTATTGTTTGGTGACAAGACTGCACTTGCAAAACCAAGTGCATTTGACCGCATCAATGTTCGTAGATTGTTTATTCTTCTGGAAAAAGCAATTGCAACTGCTGCTAAGTTCCAACTGTTTGAATTTAACGATGAGTTCACACAAGCACAGTTTAGAAACTTGGTAGAACCGTTCTTGAGAGATATCCAAGGTCGTAGAGGTATTACAGACTTCTCAGTAGTTTGTGATGGTTCAAATAATACAGGTGAAGTTATTGACCGAAATGAGTTTGTTGCAGACATCTTCATCAAACCTGCTAGGTCTATTAACTTTATCCAACTCAACTTCATCGCCGTGAGGACAGGGGTTGCATTTTCAGAGATAGGAGGATAATCAGATGGCTACTATTGATGAATTTAAGGCTCAACTAACAGGTGGTGGTGCAAGAGCAAACCAGTTTCGTGTGTCAATGACCACGCCTGGGGCTATTGCAACTGGTTTGGACGTAAGAAGAACTTCATTCCTAGTCAAGGCTGCTGCATTACCTGGCAGAACAATGGGTGAAATTGCTGTTCCCTTCAGAGGTAGAAATCTCTACATCGTAGGTGATAGTGAATTTGACACTTGGGAAACAACAATTATTAACGATACCGACTTTATGGTTCGTAACGCAATGGAAAGATGGCAAAATGCCATGAACGATTTGGTTACAAACACTGGTCTATCAAATAGTGCTGATTACCAAGCAGACCTTACAGTAGAACAACTTGACCGTGATGATACTGTTCTGAAGTCTTATATCCTTCGTGGATGCTTCCCACAAGTGGTTGCACCTATCGAATTAGGTTTTGAGACTACAAATGCTATTGAAGAGTTCGGAGTAACTTGGAGATATCACCACTTTGAAGCATCAGCAGTTAACTTCTAAGAAACCTACTAAATAGTAGTAGAAAATAGGAGTTATTATGGCTGAGTTATTTGGGTTCAAAATCACTCGTTCAAAGGATGAGGGAGAGTCTTTCACTCTCCCTTCATCTGATGATGGTACTATTGAAGTTGCTGGTGGCGGTTTCTATAGTCAAACATTGGACGTAGATGGTCGAGACAAAACCGAAAATGATTTAATCAGACGGTATCGTGATATTGCAATTCAACCAGAATGTGATTCTGCGATTGAAGATATCGTAAGTGAAGGCATTGCCTCTAATGAGTATGATGCACCTGTTGCTTTGCGTCTGGATAGATTAGAGTATTCAACAAAAGTTAAGAAACGTATACATGACGAATTCGATAGAGTTCTTCAGTTGCTTGATTTCAATATTAAAGGACATGACATCTTTAGAAGATGGTATGTTGATGGTCGTATCTATTACCATAAGGTGATTGATAAAAAAGAACCACGAAAGGGTATCAAAGAACTACGGTACATTGACCCACGAAAAATTAAAAAGGTCAGAGAGGTCATCAAAGATAGACCAAATCCAGCTACTGGAATTGACCCAAAAAGAGAAACACTTGAATACTATCTGTACAACGAAAAGGTTACAGATAATAGTGCAACACCACAGTCTGCACTAAAGATTACAAAAGATTCCGTTGCATATTGTCCTTCTGGATTGGTTGACCAGACTAAAGGTTCTGTACTGTCTTATCTACATAAGGCAATCAAACCTGTCAATCAGTTGAGGATGATTGAGGATGCACTGGTTATCTATCGTATTTCAAGAGCACCAGAACGTAGAATTTTCTACATTGATGTTGGTAATCTTCCTAAAATAAAGGCAGAACAATATCTTAAAGATGTGATGAGTCGTTATCGTAACAAATTGGTGTATGACGCATCAACTGGTGAAATTCGTGACGATAGAAATCATATGTCAATGTTGGAAGACTTCTGGTTACCTCGTAGAGAAGGTGGTAGAGGAACAGAAATCACAACATTGCCTGGCGGTGCAAACCTTGGTGAGATTGATGATATTGTCTACTTCCAAAGAAAACTGTATAGGTCATTGAATGTACCTATGTCAAGAATGGAAGCAGAACAGAATTTTTCTATTGGTCGTTCTACAGAAATTACAAGAGATGAATTAAAGTTTTCTAAATTTGTACAGAGACTTCGTAAAAAGTTTTCTGCATTATTCCATGATATTCTTCGCACACAACTTATACTTACAGGTGTGATTGCTGAAGAAGAGTGGGATAAAATTAAAGAACACATTCAATATGATTACTTACAAGATGGTCACTTTGCAGAACTTCGTGATAGTGAAATCTTGAGGGAACGTCTTGAAATGTTAGGAACAGTCGAACCATACGTTGGCAATTTCTTTTCAAAGGCATGGGTAAGAAAACACATTCTAAAACAAACTCAAGATGAGATTGAAGAGATTGAAGGTGAAATTGAAAACGAGGGTGGCGGCGGAGAAGATGATGATATGATGATGTCACATAAACCAAAGGGTAAAATGATATGAGTAGAGAAATAATAAATGCACTTGCAAACAATGATAATTTGCAAGCAGAAAACGAGTTCAAGAATGCAATCTCACAAAGAGTGGGTGATGCTCTTGAACTAAAAAGAAAAGACGTTGCTGGTACTATGATTAAGCAACATATTCCAGAAGTAGAAGAGAATGAAGAGGTTTGATGAGGTAGTTCAATCACTCCCAGAGAAAGATGAACATAAGAAATCACAAGAATATAAAAAACTGTCTCCTAAGATGAAGGAAGCAGTTGATAACATATTTTCAATTATGGACTCTAAACCTTCAGATTTCCTAAATACTTTTGAGAAAACTATAAAAGACTCCGCAAAGAAGTTCAAAGTCAAAGAGAAAGACTTACTGAAGTACTTTGAGAGAGAAATGCTAGGAATGTAAAGATGATTTTAACAGGAAGTGCTACTAATGTAACATCAGCAACTACATTAAACAGAGCAACAAGAATTAGGGTTGGTGCGACTAATGCTGGAACTGTCACTATTGCAGCTGCAACTGGTACATTTAACGCAGCTTCTGCTGTTGCTGGTGCTGCAATAACAATCAGTAGTCATGGTTTTGTAACTGGTGATGAAGTGACATATTCAGATGGTGGTGGTACTGCAATTGCTGAACTTACAGATGGTGGTCAGTTTTTTGTAACAAAGGTTAATGCAAATACAATTAATCTTTCAACTACACTAAATGGAACTGCACTTACATTGACAGACGGCCCATCAGAAAATCACAGTATCACTGCAACACGGTCATATGCTGGTTCCGTTGTCCTAGTTGCAAACCAAGTTGCTATTATCGACAAAAAACCAGGCGATACTATTACTTGTACTGCTGCTATGAGTTGTACTGCTATAGGTAATCAACCGTAAGGGGAAATATGATGTCAGTTAAACTTATTACAGAACAAGTACAAGATGTTCAAATCCTCAAGGAAGAGGATGAAAAGTCTGGTAAAAAGAATTACAAATTAAAAGGTATCTTTTTACAAGGAGATATTAAAAATCGTAACGGTAGAGTTTATCCTGTTGAGATTTTACAAAAAGAAGTAGACCGATACAATAAAGAGTTCATTAATGAAAACCGTGGTTATGGTGAACTTGGACATCCAGAAGGCCCAACGGTTAATCTGGAAAGAGTTTCGCACATGGTTACATCTTTGAAAAGAGATGGTAAAAACTTTGTTGGTGAGGCAAAAGTTATGTCAACACCAATGGGTAAAATTGTAGAAAATATTATGGATGATGGTGGTAAACTCGCAGTCTCATCAAGAGGCATGGGTAGTTTGCAACAGAAGAATGGTGCAAACTATGTAAACAAAGATTTCTACTTGGCAACCGCAGCCGATATTGTTGCAGACCCATCTGCACC